GTTTAACAGTACTTAGTCCTAAATATATGCCATTTAGTATGCATAATCATGGTTTTGCAATAGTTGAAATTAATGATGGTAAATCAAAGGTCCATAATATTCAAATAAGAGATGGTAAAATAATAAATTAGTATTACATTTGTTTTTCATAATTAGTTAAATAGGTTTAAGGGTTAAGACAATTTCCCCATTGATTTTATCGGTGGGGATTTTTTATGACTAATAAACAATTAAAATAATTTTATATAAAGTTTTTTTATTTCAAATATTAGTTTTATCTTTGAATCAAGATAGCAACGATGCTATTTCTTAAACCTTAATATAATGAACAAAATCATTAAATTTTTCAAAGAATTTTATCAAACAGATCGAGAAGGTTTGTTTGGTATGATTACCATCACAATTTTTATTTACATTCTTTATTGTCACATTATCCCAATAATCACAGGACATGGAAACTATTAAAATAAAATTTAAGGATCAAGCTGGGTATTATTTTTATACCTTTTCATTCGATACAATCGAAGACCTTTGGGCAAAAGTTGCCAAAGAAGAAAGAGTTTACAAATCTAAATTCATTGAAATAAACCAAGACTAAAATGGAAAACAAATTAGCAGAAATTCAAGCAAAGGTTAAAGCACCTAAAGGACAATTTAATTCATTCGGTAAATACAACTATCGAAGTGCTGAAGATATACTTGAAGCAGTTAAGCAAGTAGTTAATCCAATGGGTTACTCAATTACGATTTCCGACACGATAATTAACGTAGGTGATAGATATTATATAAAAGCAACTGCAACTCTCTCAAACGGAAAAGAATCATGGTCAACAGATGGATATGCAAGAGAAGAAGAAAGCAAAAAAGGAATGGATGGAAGTCAGGTTACTGGGGCGAGTAGTTCTTATGCTCGGAAGTATGCACTTAATGGACTATTTGCATTGGATGATACAAAAGATTCTGATGCTACTAATACTCATGGAAAAGATGATCCTAAAATTATTCAAGTAACTAATAAGCCATTACAATATTATAAAACTATAATTGATAGTCTTGATTCAATTGAAGGATGTATGTCATTTTACAATGATAATTTATCTGAAATTCAATTAAATCCTAATATATTACCATTATTAACTACAAAAAAATTAAGTTTCACAATTAATAAATAAAAATGGAAAAGACAGAAAAAGTATTTGCAAAAGGTTTCATCTTCAAAAGAAATGAAAATGCACCAACATTTGTAATTGGTAATTTATCTCTTAACTCTAAAGATGCAGCAGATTTTATTGCAGCAAACTCAAAGAATGGTTGGATTAATTTAAAGATTAATCAAGCACAGAATGGAAAGTACTATGTTGAATTAGATACATGGGAATCAAAGTCAACTGGATCCGGAGCAATGACATATAAAACACAAGAACCTAAAAAAGATTTACCATTTTAATCATGGAAAAGAAAGCATATTTATTTAGGTGGATAGATTTATTAGATAGATCAAGATATTGCGAAAGGAGAATATTTTCAGAGTATGAAATTGAACCATATTTAAAAGTAAAATTGAAGTGGAGTGAACTTGAAGAATATGGTGAAGATTTAATTATTACTGAAGAAATGGAAATAGAACTTAATAAAAATTAAAATGAAACAATTTAAAAAAAGAGAAGCATATCAATTAGTTACAAATAATTTAAAAGAAAAGGGAATAATTCCTTTTTCTGCAAGAGAATATACGATTGATAATGTTACTGGCATTATTAATAAATTCGAGCATAAGCATAAGGAATATTTTTCAATGCACGAATCAGAAGTTTTAACAGAATGGGTAGAAGTTAAACGTAAATTAATTCAAGAATATGAAGAATCAAGGAAAAAGATTGCATTCGAATCAAACATCTGAATTTTTAACTATGGTTGGAATAGTAGGAATAATTAGTTGTTGGATATTTGCAATAGTTGTTGAACTTATTACTAAACTTTATAATCAATGAAAGAATTAACCTTTAATCAATGGCAAGCCCATATAACAAAACAGTTAGAATTAGATCGTAAAAAACTTTACTTAATACCTAAAAGACAAAAAAATGAGAACAAGTTTCAAACAATATCATCTCGATAATCCACAGGTTTACTCGGAATTTAAAAGACTGGCATTTCAACTAATCAACAGAGGTTATGTAAGATTAGGATCAAAACAGATATTTGAAGTCATTAGATGGCAAACAATGATATCTGGAAATGACCAGTACAAATTGAATAACAACTACACATCTGATTATGCAAGAATGTTTGAATTAGATCATCCAATTTATAGTGGATATTTTACTAAAAGATTGTGCAAATCGGTTTAAAATAGTTATATTTGAGAACAATTAACTAAGAGGGTAGGAGTTCTTAGGTAATTTAATAGGTTAAATAACCAAAGCCAGATTTGCACTCCTACGCAGACTGGCTTTTTTTATTTTAAAATGAAATACTACTTACACGATTCCAATTCATTTAATGATGAAAAAATTACCGAACTATATCTTGAATATGGATATGAGGGACTGGGATTATTCTACACAATATTGGAAAAACTTGCACTACAAGAGAAGCCAATTAAGACAAAAGTTCTTAAACATCAACTAAATGTTGGTAAAAAATTGGAGAAATGTTGGACTTTTATTGAAGAAATTGATTTGATTTCTACAAATAATGGTGAAACTTTTAACAAACAATTGCTAAACTTTAGTAAAAAGTATCAAGTTTCTAAAGAAAAAAACGCAAAACGTATTTCTGAATGGCGTGAAAATCAATCAGTTAGCGAAAATGTAACACGTTCAGAACCTGTTCGTAACGCTGATAAAGTAAAGTTAAGTAAAGTAAAAGAAAGTAAAGTAAAGTTAAGTGATATATTAACTCCACACATTTTTCTATTAGGTGATGAATACGATAATTTTTTATCTTATTGGACAGAGCAAAATAAATCTGGAAAGGAAAGATGGGAGTTAGAAAAATTCTTTAATATTGAAAGAAGAATAAGTACTTGGATTAATAATAAAACCAAATTTAACAATAATGGAAATAATACTGAGAAACTCGGAACAAGTGCCGCAAGAATGGAAGCACTTAGGAAGTGGTAATGCAATAGCAATACAACAGGCACAGAGTACCAATAGTTTGCGTGTAAGGAATGAAGAAGACATAAAGGAGGTATTACGTTATTCGATGCTTTTGGTTGGCTTACGAGGAAACAATCTACCGACTGAAGAAGAAAAATTTGTACTAACTAATTTTGTTAGATCTAATTTTGGTAATCAAACTCCAGAAGAAATTAAGATTGCATTTGAAATGGCAGTTGCTGGTAAATTACAAGTAGATGCTAAATGCTATGAAAACTTTTCTTGTGAATACTTTGGTAGAATAATGAATGCTTATTTAGAATTTGCAAGACAAGAAATCAAAAACTTACCTAAACCAATCGAACAAGTGAAAGAAAAGCCAAGTGATCAAGAATTAAAGAAGCAGGCAATTGACACGGCTAACGAATATGCTAATCAGATTAGATACTGCGAGAAGAACGATAAGAAGTTTACGTTTATTGCTGGAGGCTTATCAATTCTATTTGATTATTTAGAACAGTTCAAAATACAAACTATATCAAAAGAAGAAAGATTTGAACTTTGGGAAAAGTATTCAGGTATTAAAGATATTGAAGAACGTAAACTATATTGCAAAACACAAGGGTACATTAAATTTATAAACTCATTAGTAAATTTTGATTGCTATATTAATCAAGATGGAACTATTAAACCTAATGAGATATGAAAATTTTAGAATTATTTGCTGGAAGTAGGTCAATTGGAAAAATTGCTGAACGTATGGGATTTGAAGTTTTATCAAGTGATATTAATGATTTTGAAAATATTCATTATGTTAAAAATATATTAGAATTTGATCCTAATGAAATAAATTTTATTCCAGATATAATTTGGGCATCTCCACCATGTACTGCATTTAGTGTTGCATCATTAGGTCATCATTGGGGGGGGGGGGGACAAAGCCTATATACCAAAAACTGATAGTGCTAAACTTGGAATTGAAATTGCTAAAAAGACCATTGAAATAATTAATTTTTATAAACCAAAATATTATTTTATTGAGAATCCAAGAGGATTATTAAGAAAAATGGATTTTATGAAAAATTTTCCAAGACAAACAATTAGTTATTGTCAATATGGAGATAACAGAATGAAACCAACAGATATTTGGACTAATAATATATTTTGGAATCCAAGACATATTTGCAAAAATGGAGAGGCTTGTCATGATGAAGCACCAAGAGGTTCAAGAACAGGGACACAAGGATTATCTAATGCCTATGAAAGAAGCAAGATACCAAGACTATTGTGCTATGAAATTTTAAAATCTTGTAAATAATATGAAAAAGAAACTAATTTTATTAACTGCATTAATTTCAATATCTTTAATTTATCATTTAAATAATAATCAAGTAGTTGAACAAAAACCTAATACAAAGTGGGTATTCGGGATTTCAGAATCTGAGGATATCTACACGGACACAATTGATTTAAGGTTATACACAAGTCACGGAAGATTAAAATATAATAGCAATGAGAAATAAACAAATGGCAGTAGATTTCCTTTTAAAAGAAATGAGCGATATTATTGGAATAGTTAATACAGATGCTTTTCAAAATTTGCTTATGGTTGATGCTTACAATAAAGCCAAAAAAATGGAGAAAGAGCAGATAATGAATGCTTTTGATAAAGGTTATAGTTATGACTTATTTAATGGTGGTGGAGAACAATATTACAACGAAACTTATAAACAACAAGACAATGAGCAATAAAAAAACAAAGTTAAGCCTAGAAACTGATGGTTCAACAATTACAATTGAGTTTGACCATATAGATGTTGATTTGGCTGATTACTTTCAGGCATTTAAAACTTTAATGGTTGGGGCAACGTTTAGTGAAACTCAATTTGAGCATTGGATTATTGATGAGGCTGAGGTGATTGAAGAATATCTGCATAACAATAAACACGATTAACAATTTGCAGTAAAATGTAAAATATGTTTAATGTTATTGATGTTAAAATCCGACATTAAATAAGAAAATGTCACATAGTGAGGGTAATATCCGACAAAATATGTCACAAAGTTAAGGTATAACTTGACAAATTTATATAAAAAGTAAATCTATAACTTGAAAATGAGAAACGAACACGAGCATAAACTCCAAGTTGCCATAGTCAAATGGTTAGATTTAACACAAGATTTCTACTATTACTCAATACCAAATGGAGGTGCAAGACATAGACTTGTGGCAATTAAATTAAAAATGGAAGGTGCAAAAGCAGGAGTGGCAGATATGTTTTGGATGGTTCACAACAATAATTGGAATGGTTTATTCGTAGAAGTTAAGATTGACAAGGGAAGCCAGCAACCAAACCAGAAAGCATTTCAAGCAATAGCATTAGCACATAAGTATTATTATGCAATAGTTAGATCCATAGATGACTGCGAAATTTTAATAAAGAAGTTTAAAGCAAATGAGATTTGAAAGATAATCATTTAAATGCAATTAAATGGATTGATAAAATGTTAGAAAATCCAACAAAGCAAATAAAAATTGGTTGCGAAACTTATCATGATTTAAATTATTCATTAGAAATTAACAAGAATAGAATACTAATGCAGAATGGTTCTACATATTCTGCATACAGACAAACAAAAAAAATAAAAGATTATTTGGAATTACAAGATTAATTTACTAAACTTTGCGCATGAATAATGAAAACCTTATAGATCATCCAGAACATTATAAAAGTGATAGTATTGAAGTAATAGATATTATTGATTCTTTTAATCTTAATTTTAATCTTGGTAACTCAATCAAATATATTTTAAGAGCAGACAAGAAAGGAAATAGAAAGCAAGATTTACAAAAAGCATTATGGTATATTAATCACGAACTTTTAAAATATAATGGATAATCTTGTCATTACTGGTATTTTTGTAGGTATCTTAGAAATAATTTTTATATTGATTTACATAGTCCTAGTTCTAAAAAATAAAGAGTGAACGGTATAGATCATCTTGTTAAACGACATCGACATTGGATTAATATTGTCAGAAAGTTTGGCGAGGTGGTTTATGCTGAAGATATAGTTCAGGAAGCATATATTAAGATTTTAGATAAAAACAAAGAGATTAATGAGGCTTATTTCTATTATACATTACGTAGCCTAACTGCTGATTTATCAAGAGTAAAAATAATAAAGGTAGAGTTTACAAAAGAAATTGAATATCTAATTTCTGAATATGAAAGAGAAGATTTAATTATAGAATCAACTAAACCTTATTTTGATTACATAGCAACTTGGGACTATTACGATCAAATGCTATTTTCAGTTTATTTAAAAAAAGGAATATCAATGAGAAAGATGTCTAGAGAATCAGGCATTTCATTTACATCAATTTATAACACAATTAAAAATTGTAAAAACAAATTACGACAATGGGCAAAAGAAAATCACAAGGACTTGGGGATTCAATAGAGAAATTCACAGAAGCAACCGGTATTAAAGCTGGTGTTGAAAAGTTATCAGAAGCAATAGGTTTTGATTGTGGATGTGATAAAAGAAAGGAAATATTAAATAAATTATTTCCTTATAACAATCCTGAATGTTTATCAATAGAGGACTACGATTATTTAACAAAATTCTTTGCAGATAATCACGAAACAATTACACCAATGATTCAGGCTGAATTGGCTGAAATCTATTCTAATGTATTTAATATAACTTTACAACAAACAAGTTGTGATTCATGCTGGAGAGATACAATAAGTAAATTGCGCAAAGTCTACATGGAGCATGATAATGAAGCCTGATCAAAGGGCAAGAGTAATGTATATTAATTGTCTGTATTACACAGGCACTAAGACAATGGCTATTCAATGTGCATTGTATATTGTTCAAATGATAATTGAGCAGAAACTAAAGATTGATGATAAAATCTATTGGAAGTTAGTTAAAGAGGAATTGTACTTAATAAAAATATAATGCCAGTAATTCAATGTAGTAATGGAAAATGGAGAGTAGGAACAGGTCAATGTATCTATGATACCAAAGAAAAAGCAACAGAAGTATATGTTGCAATAATTTCTAAAGGTGAATATGCTGCACAGGCAAATAAGGTTTCATTTGATTTTGATGACACTTTATCTACTAAGAGAGGTCAAACATTAGCCAAGAGATTAATAACTCAAGGAAAGGATGTTTATATTATTACAAGGAGGCAAGAATCAGCATCTGCTGGAGTTTATAAAGTTGCAGATGAGTTAGGTATTAATCATTCAAAAGTACATTTCACTAATGGCAAGATGAAATGGGAAACGGTTAAAAGATTAGGTATTGATATTCATTATGATAATAATCAACAAGAATTAGATTTAATTGATAAGAATACAAATGCAGTAGGAATTAAATTTTAAAAAATTAATTGATTAATTTGTATTAATATGGATAAGAGAAAAAATAATGGTGGTCATAGTACAAAACCAATTCGAGATACTGATTTAAGATTAGTTGCTAAAACTGATTTACAGGCTATTCATGAGAGATTAGAACCATTTACAGAAGAAGCAATATCAAAGCATGCACAAGCAATTAAAGAAGGAGAAAAATGGGCAATAGAATTGTTTTATAAGTACAGGTATGGTATGCCAAAGCAAGTCATAGATCAAAACAATACACATACGATTAACGATTTCGACATAAAAGATATTGTGAAATTTGAGTGATAAGTTTAAATGATAAATATAAGCCGTTATTTTATTCTGATTCTCGATACTATGTAATAACTGGTGGTCGTGGTTCTGGTAAATCGTATGCTTTAAACTCATTTCTTTTGCTTTTAACATACGAAGTTGGGCATGTGATACTATTTACAAGGTACACATTAACATCTGCTCATGTGTCAATTATTCCAGAGTTTACAGACAAAATAGAAACGGCAGGATTGCAGGACCATTTCTATATCACAAAGGATGAGATAATAAATACACAAACTAATTCAAGGATAATTTTTAAGGGAATTAAAACAAGTAGTGGAACTCAAACTGCTAACCTAAAATCATTGGCTGGAGTTACTACATTTGTTTTAGATGAAGCAGAAGAATTAGTTGATGAAGATGTTTTTGATAAGATTGATTTATCTGTTAGGCATAATACAAAGCAGAATAGAGTAATTCTAATATTAAACCCTGTAACTAAAGAACATTTTATATATAAAAGATTCTTTGAGAATAAAGGTGTTGATGCCGGATCCTCATTAGTAAAAAAAGATACTACATATATTCACACAACTTACAAAGATAATCAAAAGTATTTATCTGATTCATTTATAAATCAAATTAAAAATCTTCAAGAAACTAATCCTAAAAAATATGAACATACAATATTAGGTGGATGGTTAGATAAGGCTGAAGGTGTTGTGTTTACCAATTGGAAGTTTGGGGAGTTTAATCCTAATCAATTACAGACATCATTTGGTATGGACTTTGGATTTTCTATTGACCCTGATGCTTTAGCAGAAGTAGCCATTGATAAAGCAAGAAAGATAATTTACGTTAAGGAGGTTATTTATGAGAGAGGATTAAAAACACATATCCTTGCATCATTAATTAAAGAAAAATGTAATAATGGTTTAATCATTGCTGATTCAGCAGAGCCAAGACTAATAGATGACTTACGTTATCAAGGAATAAATATTCAACCGGTTAAGAAAGGTACTATTGAATCTGGTATAGTAAGAATGCAAGACTATCAAATCATTGTAGATCCACAATCTCAAAACATTGCCAAAGAATTTAACAACTATGTTTATTTAAATAAGGCATCAAAACTATATCTTGATGCTTGGAATCATATAATAGATGCGATTAGATACAACATCATCTACCATTTAGATAACCCAAATCAAGGTAACTATCATATTTATTAAGACAAAAACAAACAATTTACGTTTATACATTATGAAAGTAAAAATTTCAATCCCAACGACATTAAACGAAGTAAAATTAAGCCAATATCAGAAGTTTGTTAAAATAGCAAATGAAAATGAAGAAGGTACATTTCTAAACCAAAAGATGGTTCAGATATTTTGTAATGTAGATTTATTTGTGGTGGCAAAAATGAAGCAACAAGATTTAAATTATGCAGTAACACAAATAGCAGAATTATTTAAAAAGATTCCAGAGTTAGTAACAAAGTTTACTTTAAATGGAATAGAGTTTGGATTTATACCTAACTTAAGTGATATGTCATCTGGTGAATATATGGATCTAGATGGATACATAGTTGATTGGGAAGATAGTCATAAAAGTTTAGCAGTTCTTTATAGACCTATTAAACAAAGATTAGGTAAAAAATATTTAATTGAGGACTACGAAGGAAGTGATAAGTATTCAGAACAAATGCTTGATGCTCCAATGGATGTTGTATTAAGCAGTAAGGTTTTTTTTTGGACTTTAGGTCGAGAATTATTGAAAAGTACGATGGACTTTTTGGAGGAGAGCAAACCAATGATTTCAGCGAGCAAGCACAATTTGGAAAAAGATGGGGTTGGTATTCTTCAATCTATGCCTTATCACAAGGCGATGTTAGAAGATTTGATGAAATTACCAAACTACCCATTAATCAATGCTTAACATTTTTAAGTTTTGAAAAACAAAAGAATGAATTAGAAATGAAAATGATAAAACAAAATAGATAATGAACGGATTTTATTACGTTATACATAAATTAAGGGATTATATTAAAGAAACAGGATTTATTAATTCAGTTAGTACTGGTGACATATTTGAAGTTGATTTAGTTAAACAAACTATTTATCCATTATCACATATCATTGTAAATAATGCAAGTCCAAAGGAATTTGTAACATCTTATAATATTTCTATTTTATTTATGGATATAGTAGAAATAAGCAAAGATATTCCGGTAAATCTATTTGATAATAATACCAATATGCTAGACATATTAAACGATCAAATTACTATTGCTCAAAGATTAGTTAGTAGTTTAAAACGAGGTGATCTATTTAGTAATTTAATTCAAATTGATGGTGATCCATTATGTGAACCTTTTACAGATAGATTTGAAAATAAGGTAGCAGGATGGACCTTAACATTTGATATTATTGTACCTAATGAAATGACTATTTGCTAATGCAACTAAAGAACACAGAGGCTTTAATAAAACGATTTAGGGACTATGTAATTCAGCAGTCAAGGTCTAACCTATCTAAGAGTAGAAAGAACAACACAAAGGAGTTATATAATAGTTTAAAAGGAGAAATTGTAACTGAAAAAGATTATTCAATAGTTGGTTTTAAAATGGCTGACTATGGAATGTTTCAAGATCAAGGTGTTAAAGGTAAAATTAATTCAAGGAAAGCACCTAATAGTCCATTTAAATTTGGAACAGGTAGTGGACAAAAAGGTGGATTAACAAAAGGTATTGAAAGATGGGTAAAACAAAAAGGAATACAATTTAGAGATAAAGAAAGTGGTAAATTTATATCATATCAATCTACTGCATTTATTATTACTAGAAGTATTTATCAAACTGGATTAAGACCTAGTTTATTTTTTACAAAACCATTTGAAGCTGCTAAGAAGAAATACATTGATAGTGAATTAGGAAAAGCATTTGCATTAGATGTAGATTATATTGTTGATTACGAATTAAAGAAAATAAAATGATAATATATGCTCGATCTCCTTATACCATAGAGATCAATGAAACATCACAAGTTGGAAGTAAAATAGAATTATTTTTTTGGAATAGTCCTAACTCAATACCTTCAACTCCAACTTATACTCTTTCTAAAAAGGTAGCATCTAATGATCAGAGGTCTAATATCTATAATATATCACCTTATATAAGAGAATATATCAATAATATTGTTTCAAGTAATGGAACAGACAACCAATGGTGTAACATATCGATAAAAAGATACAAAGAAACATCTTCAACAGTATATTCTTTGCTTGATACGACAACTTATGCAGGTGTAGATGGCTATATTAACTATATTGGTGGCAATAATCAGACAAATCCGTTAAATAATTACTGTCTTTTAGGTGATAATTCTAAAGAAATTCAATACAATTTGGGTAATATTCCCTTTGTAAACGTATTAATTAACAATGCAACAGGAGATAAATTAGATGTAGAGTACAAAGATATTCGTAATAATAATGTAATTACTACAACTATCTTTGGAACAGGAGTAAGTGCAGGTAAATACATGTATAAAGTTCCATTAACAACATCAAGTGCAAACTATAATGATGGTACAATCACTACTTTAAAGTATTATGTAGGTGGTACATTGACTTATTCTTCTGTATTTAATGTAAATCCTATTTGTGAAAATAAATATACACCAGTAGTATGTTCATTTATTAATCGTTATGGAGGTTGGCAGTTCCTTACATTTTTTAAAGCACAGATAAATCAATTTATGGTTTCAAGTACAATGTATAACTTGCTTCCAAGTGCTTATAACTACAATGCTTATAGAGGACAAACTAAAGCATTTAATTTTAATGCAAGACAAACCGTAACTTTAAATACTGGTTTTGTTCCTCAAAATTATTCAGATTTGATTCAAGATTTAATGTTAAGTGAAGTTGTCTTATTAGATAATAAACCTGTAACTTTAAAAACTACTCAAACAGATTTAAAAACTATTTTACAAGATAAAAATATAAATTATACCATAGATTTTGAATATGCTTATAATTTATTAAATAATGTACTATGATAAATGTTTCAGTTTTTGTTTATGGTGATGATGGATTGGCTAAAAGACTTGAATTATTTCAGGATGAAAATATTTCAATCACCAGTAGTATTCAAAATATAAATGATATCTCTAAAGTCTTTACTGATTTTACACAATCATTTACTATTCCTGCAACAAAAAATAATAATGCAATATTTAAACATTGGTATGAAAATTCTTTAGATAGTGGATTTAATGCTACTAAAAGAAAAGATGCTTATATCGAATTAGATACATTAACATTTAGAAAAGGAAAGATACAATTAGAAAAAGCCAGTTATAAAAAAGGTGCTATTGATAATTATTCATTAACTTTCTTTGGATCATTAATATCTTTAAAAGATAAATTTTCAAATAGATTTTTAAGAGATTTTGATTATTCAATTTATAATTTTGTTTATTCAGGTTCAGTTGTTAAAGCAAGAGTTACAGGATCCGTAAGTAATGATGTAAAATTTCCTTTAATATCATCTAAAAACATATGGCAATATAATACTAATGGGACAAATGCAACAAATTGGGATATAAGTAAATCTATTACACCAATTTATTATAACGAATTATTTCCTGCAATGAGAGTAAGTAAAATATTACAATCTATTGCAACTCAATTAGGAATAACATTTACTGGTTCATTTTTATCAGATCCTAAATTTACATCTGCTTTTCTTTGGTTGAAGAATACAGATAAATTTGAATTGAAAAATGAAAGTGATAAAATAGATTTCCAATCTAAATCAAGTACAGTAGGAACAGAAAGTTTATTTGATTTAACTACTGATTCATTAAATTTTACACAACCAACATCACCTAATTATGTAAGTAGTTCTTATATCGTATTAACTTTTACAGATCCAGATAATATATTTGGTAGACCATTTACTTTTTCAGTATTTAAAAATGGTGTTAAGATAAGTACACAATCAAATTATACTACACCTTCAGCATCACCATTAACATTAAATATTCCTTTAGTTGATTCAGGCAAATATTCTTTTAATATGTCATCAACTGAATCAATTATTTATACATCTGTTTATCATTTTGAAATTAATAATGGAAGTTCAGTAGTTGCAGATGTTTTAGCAAATCAAAGCACATCACAAAGTCCAGTTATAACTTTGAATGTTTCTGAATATATGCCAGAGATTAAAGCAGAAGATTTCTTTAGTGGAATATTAAAGATGTTTAATCTTACATGCTTTTCATCTGATGGAATCACATATAAAATTCAACAACTTGAAGATTGGTATTCAGAAGGACAAACTTATGATATATCAAAATATTGTCAATCAGATGACATAGATTTAGAAAGAGTAAAACCATATAAAACAATTAATTTCAAACATGAAGATTGTGAAAATTTATTGGCAACTGCTTTTCTTTCTAGATCAGATATTCCTTATGGAGATTTAAAATATGATGTTGATAATGATGGTGAACAATATTCAATTGAATTACCTTTTGAAAATATGCCGTTTACTAAATTCACTAATACTAATTTACAAATTGGATATTCAATAAGAGCAGATTATACTGCATACATTCCCAAACCAGTAATACTTTATGATTATGGAACTATTCAAACATTATCTTCAAGTCAAGTATTTAAATTTTCTGAAGAAACTACTATATCAAGTAATACAACTTATAATTTATTTGGTCAAGATACTTTAGTATCATCTGTTATTAATACTATAAATTGGGGAGCAGAACAATCAAGCTATACTGATAAAGTAGAAACTAATGGATTATTTAATAATTATTATTCAGCATATATTTCAAATACATTTAATCAAAAGTCAAGATTAATGAAATTAAAAGCAATTTTACCTATTTTTCTATTATCAAAACTTAATTTAAATGATAAAATAGTAATTAGGGATAAGAGATATATTATTAATTCATATTCAACAGAATTAACTACTGGTGAAACAAGTCTTGAATTAATGTCTGATTTTAGAACAATAAATTTAAGTGGTACTACAACTACAAGTACTACAACTACCAGTACAACTACAAGTACAACTACTGCTATACCTAATCCTACATTTAATTTAGGAAGTACTACACCTAATTGTGATACAAATCAAGCAGGTGTTTTAATACTTTCAAGTGTAGTTAATGGAGATAGATATAAAGTTTGTGAAGGTGATACATTTACATGTACAAATGATGGATGTAGTAGTCCATCTGGATATATTACAAGTGGATCAGCTTACTATAATACAGGTTATATAAATCAAACTGCATCTAAAAGTTATACAGTTCGAGTTTATAATGGTAATAATTGTTCAGCATATACTGATCATACAATGATTTTCTTTGCATCATATTGTACTACAACAACAACAACAACTGCAAGACCTACATTCCCATGTGAGAATTATCAAAATCAATCAGGTAGTCCAAGAACAGTTAGTTATACAAGATGTGATGGTGTTATATTTACTAATGTTAGTATTGGTAATGGTGCAACCATTTGTGCGCAATATGAAACATTAAGTGGTACAGGTGCATCTTATTTAACATTTATTGGAGAATGTACAACTACAACTACAACTGCTCCAACTACCACAACTACTACAACAAGTACTACAACAACTACTACAACTACTGCTACTCCAAGATTTACTTATTATCGTTGGGATGTTAGTAGTTATGATTGTTCACAATCTAATCCAATTCCTTTCTGGTCTTATACATCTTATGCAAATGGATTTAAGATTATTAATGGAGATGGAATTACAAGGTATTTAACAAGTGCAAGTCATACTAATTATACAAATCAGATTAATACTATTATTGATTCAAGTTGCGCAACAACTACAACTACTACTACTACTTGCTTACCTTATGGTACTTACATTCGTGAATATTGTGATACTGTAAATCATAATAAAATCGGAGTATTTGCAAATGGATCATGTGGAGAATATACATCTGTAATTGCATACAATGATCCTGCTTGTGGATATGTTGAACCAACTACAACTACAACAACAACTGCTACACCAGTTTATACTTTCTTACGATATGATGTAAATAATGGAGATTGCTCAACTTATAATCCAATTCCTTTCTGGGCATATACCAATTATTCTTCTGGATTCTATTACTTAAATGGTGAAGGTACTTTAAGGTATTTATCTAGAACAAGTCATAGTAATTTTACTAATCAAATAAATAGTATTGCAGGTGGAACATGTACTCCAACAACAACTACAACTACTACATGTCAACCATATGGAACTTATTTATATGAGTATTGTGATACTGTAAATCATAATAAGATTGGGGTTTTTGCTGATGGTTCTTGTGGATCATATACATCTGTGATTGCTTTTAATGATCCGGCATGTGGTTATGTAGCACCAACAACTACGACAACTACTACTGTACCAACTACAACAACAACTACTACTGCTGCACCAACATGTTATACTTATCAAATAATTGCTTACAATGATGGTGAATATGTTTCAGGTACTTATACAAATTGTGCAGGTTATTCAGATAATTTCTCATTCTATGGAAATTCTGGACCAGTTGGAAGTATTTGTGCAAGACCTTCTAGTGTTTATATAACAAGTGGAAATGGTGGTACATCTCAAGTAGGTACATGCTAAAATAAATATGAGATATATCTGTTGTCAACCTGCGAATGATTATTATTTATGGCAAGTAGAAACTGTCATAAATAATTTCATGTCGCATGGAATAAATGCTAATCAAATAGATATAGTATTAGGATTTAATAATGAAAATTTAACTAAATGGAGAATTTTGCAAGAGCATTATTCAAATATTAGATTTTTCTTTTATAAAGACACAAGAGAAAATACAAGTTATATTCCTTCTATTTATTTTAATTTAATGAAACAACATCTTGCATCTAATCCTGCATTAAAAGATGAAACTTTATTTTTGCATGATTCAGATATAGTTTTCACCGGTACACCAGATTATTCTAAGTTTGAAAAAGACAAAGTATGGTATTTAAGTGATACAAATAGTTATATTAACTATGATTATATCATGCAAAAGGGTGAAGATTTATTAATCGATATGTGTAGAATAGTTGGTATTGATACTATGATTCCTAAACTAATGAATGATCATAGTGGAGGCGCACAATACATAGTAAAGGGAACAAATTTTATTTTTTGGGATAAGGTAGAAAAGGATTCAATTAGTTTATATCAGTATTTCATAAATAAAGAACCTTATTATGTTCCTAAATATGAAAATGATTATCCAATACAAAAATGGACTGCTGGTATGTGGTCATTGCTTTACAATGCTTGGTTTTTTGGACATCAAACAAAGGTAGTTAAGGAACTAGATTTTGGATGGTCCACAAGTGATATATCAGATTCAGTTAAATATAAGATTCTTCACAATGCAGGTGTAGCAGATTCCAATAGTGGAATGTTTTTTAAAGGAGAATATGTAAATAAATTACCTTATAATACTTATTTAGAATTAGATAAGAATAGAAGTAGTTATTATTATTATAACGAAGTACAAAAAGCAGGGTTAAATTCTCCATTATTATAAGACAAAAACAAACAAAATACGTTTATGATAAAGAATATATTAGATTTATTAATGGTCACAGATCATTACAGAAAACATGAATCAATAGAGATTGCAAAAGGTATAAATGAAATTCCAAAGACTTGGAAAAAAGGATATAGACAAATCAAAAGATTAATAAAATGGCAACAGAAATAGAAGTTGATTTAAATGTATCTAATAATATAGGTGGATCTATTAAACAACTAAAAGAATTAAAAAAAGAATTAAAAAGTACTGAAGTTGGAACGGAAGCATTTAAAAATCTTTACAATCAAATTGATGATTTAGAAGATAAGATTAAATCTGCTAAAAATGTATCATCTGATTGGGTAGACACTTTAGAAATGGCTGGTGGTCCAGTTGGTGCATTAGGAGCATCATTAAATAAAGTAAAGGTAGCAACTCAATCATTTGGTGGTGCTTTAAAAGCAACTGGTATTGGATTAATTGTTTCTTTAGTTGGTGGATTAGTTGCTGCATTTAATAATTCAGAAAAAGCAACAAAAAAACTACAACCATTATTAACAGGATTAACCAAAATATTTCAAGGAGTATTTAATGCAGTTGAACCATTATTTAATACATTAGTTGATTTAGCAACAAGTGCATTACCAATGGTTTCAGAAGCATTTGGTGTTGTTTATAGTTCAGTAACTGCGGTATTTCAATCACTTGGAATGCTTGGAAGTTCAATAAAAAAATTAATATCAGGTGATTTTAGTGGTGCTTGGAAAGATGCTAAATCTTCTGTTAATGATTTCAGTAAAAACTATGATGCTTCAATAGAAAGATTTAATAAAGGAACAAAAGAATTAACTAAGACTGAAAAAGAAGAAGGTGAAAAAAGAAGGTTAGCAAGAATTGAAGCAAGTAAAAGAGAAGATGAAGAAATTAAAAAATTATTAGAACATGGGCAACAATTAATTGATAAAGCAAAAGCAGATGAAGAAGCAGTTTATAATAAACGTATTTCAAATGTTGATTATTTAGGAACTCATTATATAGGTAAATTAGAAGAAAATCAAAAAAATGTTACTAAAGTATTATTTAAAAATTTAACAGATAGAATTGATGGTGAAATAGCATTAGAAAAAAAGAAATCTGAAGATTTATTAAATCAACAACAATCTGAAGATGATGCTAAATTAGCAATGAAACAAGCATATATTTCAAGTGCTATTCAACTTGGACAAGGCTTAAGACAAATTGCTGGAGAAAATAAGGAATTAGCTATTGCAGGAATTATATTAGAACAATCTGCTGCCGTTGCAAGTATTGCTATAAATGCTCAAAAGAATTTCGTTAAAGATGGTGGTGTTACAAGTCCTTTAGCATGGATTGGATTAGCTGGATCAATTGCAGCAGGATTATCTGCTATTGCAGCAGGAGCAAAAGGAATTTCAGATATTCAATCAGGAAAAGCAAGTGGTAGTGATATGTCTTTTGGAAATACTCAAATGACTGCTAGTTATTCTAAATCTCCAACATTTAATGTAGTTGGAACAAGTGGTATTAATCAAATTGCACAGGCAGTAGGTCAAAATCAGGAACCAGTAAAGGCTTATGTTGTTTCATCTGAAATAAGTTCACAACAATCTTTAGACAGAAATAAAATTATGAGTGCAAGTTTAGGATAATGAAAATGTAACAAAATAAAATATTAACGTTTATACACCATGAAGATTATAGAACTTGTAATTTCAAATATTGAAGATGGTATAGAAGCTATTAGTTTAGTGGATAAACCTGCAATTGAAAGTAATTTTATTACTTTGGCAAAAGAGTATGAAATGAATTTAGCTGAAGTAGATACTGAAAAGAAAATTTTAATGGGACCAGCATTGATTCCTAATAAAATGATTTTCCGTAAAGATGGTGATACAAAATATCAAGTTTTCTTTAGTGAACAAACAGTTGAATTAGCAAGTCAAATGTATTTGCAAAATGGTAATCAATCAAATGCAACATTACAACATCAAACAAAAGTTGATGGGATGTCATTAGTTGAATCATGGATAATTACTGATCCTGCAATGGATAAATCTAAATCTTATGGGTTTAATTTACCAAAAGGAACTTGGATGGTATCAATGAAAGCAGACAATCAAGAAATTTGGTCAAAAGCAAAAAGTGGTGAGATTAAAGGGTTTTCAATAGAAGGATATTTTGCTGATAAATTATCTTTGAAAGTAATGCCAGAAATTACTGATGAAGAATTAGTTAATCAAATAATAAAAACAATAGAAAATGAGTAGAGATAAAACATCAAGTCCACTAGGAGGAAATCGTGCATGTTTATGCCCAAATGGTACATATAGTAAAGATTGTTGTGATGGTGAATTACAATCACAAGGAGTAGGATCATTAGTTCAAAGTGTTACTACAAGTGTAGTTAATACTAATGAAACTAGAACAATAGTAAACACGAGTAATTAACAAAATAAATATATGGAATACAAAAGCACAAAAAATCGAGTTAAAGCAGCATTAGGCTTTCAGATTAATTTGGCGCAGATGAAGTTAGATGATGGTATTACTATCATTGAAGCTGAAGAATTTGCACCTGATTATTCTGTTGGTATAGTTACTGCTGATGGTGTTGTACCTATGCCTATAGGTGAGTACACATTAGAAGATGGTAATGTATTGGTTGTTGAAACAGAAGGTATTATTCAATCAGTTGCTCCAGAAGCACAAGAAGAAAATATGCCTGAAATGGACCATCCAAATGCAGAAGCAACAGAACCACAACCTGTAGCTAAACCTAAGCCTGCAGGTAAAGCACAACCATCTGCTAGTCCACAACCGGTACAAGCAAAGCGAGTTGTTGAATCAGTTAGCAAGGAAACTTTCTTTGCAGAAATTGAGAAATTGAGAACTGAATTATCATTACAGATTAATGAAGTTAAAGCAGAAAATGAATCTTTAAAATTAGAAAAAGAAGCATTAGAAGTTAAATTAAATTCTCAAGAAGAAGGCGCTGAACCAATTGTTCATAATCCAGAATCAGCAGAAAAAGTACAAGGATTTACTTATGGTCAAAACAGACCTGAAACAATCCAAGATAAAGTTTTTGAAAAAATGTTCAACTAAATTAATTTAAATAAAAAATGGCAACTACTACAAGTATTACCACATCGTATGCCGGTGAATACGCAAATAAAATTATTGCGGCTTCATTGCTTTCTTCACCTACCATTGATCGTGGTGGAATTGAAGTAAAACCAAATGTTCGTTACAAGCAAGTTATCAAAAGAGTTGCAACTGATGCAATTTTAAAAGATGCTACTTGTGATTTTGATGCTCAATCAACAATTACGTTGACTGAAAAGATTTTACAACCAGAAGAATTTCAAGTTAACTTACAATTATGTAAGAAAGATTATTATTCTGATTGGTTAACTGTTGAGCAAGGTTATTCTGCTTTCAAAACTTTACCTAAGTCTTTTGCTGACTTTTTAGTTGCACATGTTGCTGCTAAAGTTGCTGCAAAAAATGAAACTAATATTTGGGAAGGTGTAACTGCTAATGCTGGAGAATTTAACGGTATCACTACTTTATTAACTACTGATGCTGCTTTACCGACATCTCAAGAAGTTGTAGGTACTACTGTTACTGCTTCTAATGTTATTGCTGAACTAGGTAAAATTGCCGATGCTATTCCTGCTTCATTATATACTAAAGATGATTTATATCTTTATGTATCTCAATCAATTGCTCGTTCTTACATTCGTGCTTTAGGTGGATTTGGTGCATCTGGATTAGGTGCTTCAGGTACTAACTCAATGGGAACTCAATGGTACAATAATGGATCTCTTTCTTTTGATGGTATCAAGATTTTTGTTGCTGATGGTTTAGCATCTACTAAAGCAATTGCAACTACTAAATCTAACTTATACTTTGGTACAGGTCTAATTTCTGATTTGACACAAGTAAAAGTTATTGATATGTCAGACATTGATGGTTCTCAAAATGCTAGAATTATCATGAGAATGACTGCTGGTGTTCAGTACGGATTTGCTTCTGATATTGTTACTTACGGTATTACAAATACTGCTAACTAATTTAAATAGCACCCTATTAATTTAGGGTGCTTATTTTTACCTTTTAAATTCAATCAATATGGCTTGCGATATTTCTTTGGGGAGATTAGAACCCTGCAAAACAAGTGTTGGTGGATTAAAAGCAGTTTATTTTATGACTGAAGGAGATGCAACTGGTGTTACTTATGATGTAACTAATACAGATGCAATTACTGCTATTGCAGGAACTCCAATTGGTTTTAAATATGATTTGAAAGGATCTAGTTCATTTGAGCAAACGATCAATTCATCAAGAGAAAACGGAACTACTTTTTTTACACAAACTTTAAATTTAAGTTTAAAGCAATTAACAATCAAGGACCATAAGCAAATTAAATTACTTGCCTATGGTAGACCACAAGCAATCGTTGAAGATAACAATGGAAACTTTTTCTATTGTGGATTAAAAAATGGTCTTGATGTTACAGGAGGTACAATAGTTACAGGTGCAGCAATGGGAGATTTATCTGGCTATACCTTAACAATTGTCGGAATGGAACCAGTACCTGCAAACTTTATTTCAACTACCTTAACTGCTGCTGGAGTAACAGTTACATCTGGAGTTTAATAAATTTTGTTTGTTTGGGTTGAAATTAGGGGGCAGATGCTCCCTTTTTTCGTTAAAAAGAAAACAAAAAGACTTTTTTACGTTTATACACTATGATCGTTTTAAAATCTACAACAAGCAATCAAGAAGTATCATTTATACCTACAAGAGTAGGTGATGCTAATTATTTATTTATTAAGAATGAAACAACTAATGTTGAAACATCTTATAAGATAAATTGCAAGAAAAAGAGTTTTTTTACTACGTTTAAAATGGTTTTTGATTTAAAAGAAGGGCATTTCTATTCATTTAAAATCAAATATTATGGAGTAATTGATAATAAATTAGATTATCACTTAGTTAATAACATTAAAGTTTTTTGTACTAATCAAGTTATCGATGATTATTCAATTAATTCAGGTACATATGTAAATAATAGCGATTCAATAATATTCTATGAATAAGAAAGATCATTTAAATTCACATTTTATTCAGTTGGAGGCATACTCACAACCTAAAATAATTGAATCTAATCGAGATAAGTGGGTTGAATTTGGAGAAAATAACAACTTTTTTCAATTTTTAATAGATAGATACAATGGATCTACTACTAATAATGCAGTAATAAATAACATTATTAAGTTGATTTATGGTCGTGGTTTAGATGCAACTGATTCAAGCAAAAAACCTAATGAATATGCACAAATGATTATGCTATTCAGAAAAGATGTTGTTAAAAAAGGTATTTCTGATTTAAAATTATTAGGTCAATATGCTTATCAATTAATATATAATAAGCAAAAAACTGAAATTATAAGAGTTGAACACATACCAGTACAACTTTTAAGAGCAGAAAAATGTAATGCAAAAGGTGAAGTAGAGGCTTATTATTTTAGTGATAACTGGGAAGATACTAAGAATTTTATTCCAAAACGTATTCCAGCATTTGGATTTGGTGATAAAACTTTAGAGATTCTTTATGTAGGTAATTATACAGTAGGACAAAAATATTATTCTAATGTTGACTATATTGGTTGTATTCCTTATGCTAAACTTGAAGAAGAAATAGCAGATTATTTAATTAATGATGTTCAAAATGGATTTAGTCCTACAAGCATTGTTAACTTTAATAATGGAATACCTGATGAAGAAAAAAGAGAATTAATTTCAAGACAGGTTACAAAAACTCTTACCGGATCTAAAGGTAAAAAAGTAGTTGTTTCATTTAACAATGATGAAACTAAAAAAACTACTATTGATTCTGTTCCTTTAAACGAAGCACCAAAACATTATGAGTATTTGTCAGAGGAATCCAAAACAAAGATACTTTTAGGACATGGAGTAGTAAGTGGATTGCAATTTGGTATTCCAAGTGCAGGTGGATTTAGTTCTAATGCAGATGAATTAAAGAATGCAATTACTTTATTTGATAATATGGTAATTAGATATTTTCAAGATACATTCCTTGATGGAATTGATAAGGTATTGGCTTATAACAAAATTAGTTTAAATCTTTATTTTAAAACTTTACAACCTTTGGAGTTTATTGATTTAAATCCTAATGTAAGTAAACAACAATTACAAGAAAAAACAGGTGTTGCTTTATCTTCACATATTGATGAATTAAACGTTGAAGAATTTGGCGAAGATATTGATTTAAACGAGTGGGAATTAATTGATAGTAGAATAGTTGATTTAGAGTTAGAAGATCAATTAGATGCAGAATTAGAAGCATTAAATAACCCTAAAAAGTCATTGATGTCAAAAATTTATGAGTTTGTAAGCACAGGAGTTGCAAGACCAGACATTAAATCTGAACAAGATGGTAGATTATATATGTCAAGATATAGATATTCTGGTAATACAACTGATAAAAGTAGAATATTTTGCAAGAAAATGACTGCTGCAAATAAGTTATATCGTAAAGAAGATATAATGCGCATGAGTCAACAACCGGTTAATGAAGGATTTGGTCCTAAAGGTGCAGATACTTACGACATATTCTTATATAAAGGTGGTGGTGCATGTCATCATTTTTGGACAAGAGAAACATATAAGAGATTTACTGATCCAAGAAGAAAAGGAAGTGAGCAAATATCACCAGCACAAGCAAGAAAAGCAGGTGAAATATTACCAAATCCATTTGATAAAACAGATGGTAAAGGATTTAAAAAAGATAGTCAATTGGTTTATACAAAGCCTATTGATATGCCAAATAAAGGATTTTTACCAAAATAAAATATGGCTACTGCATTGTTAATAAGTAGGGATGAATTAATTAAATATACTGCATTGAATGGCAATATAGATACTGATAATTTTATTCAATGGGTTAAGTTGGCACAGGATATTCACATACAGAATTATTTAGGGACTAAATTATTTAATAAAATTAATGCAGATATAGTTGCAAATACATTATCAGGTAATTATTTAATGCTTTTAAATGTTTATATCAAACCAATGTTAATCCATTGGTCAATGGTAGAATATTTACCATTTGCAGCATATACAATTGCAAATAAAGGAGTTTATAAGCATGGTTCTGAAAATAGTTCTAATGTAGATAAGTCTGAAATTGATTTTTTAGTAGAAAAAGAAAGATCTATTGCTCAATCTTACACAAGGAGATTTACTAATTACATGAGTTTTAATAATAATTTGTATCCAGAATATAACACTAATAGCAATTCAGATGTATTCCCAAGCAAAGAAGCAGATTTCATTGGTTGGGTGTTATAAACCCAAAAAAGAAAACGTTAAGAAATTAAAAGTATATTTAAAAAAAATAGAAAATGAGTCTTAATTTTAGTCATATAAAAGCAGATACTTTTGATCAAGTCAATTTTGAATTGAAGATCAATGGAGTAGCAAAGAATCTTACAGGTGCAATTATACGGATGCAATTAAGAACAAATGCAAATGATGTTACACCAGCATTATCATTGACATCTGTTAGTGGTGCTGGAATTACAATCACATCACCTTCTACTGGATTATTTAAAATTAATGCTCAAATTATTGATATACCTGTTTTTGATTATCAATATGATATAGAAATTAAGTTTGCCGACAATACGGTTAAAACATACGTTCAAGGAATCTTTTCAATCACCCAAGAAATTACAAGATAATGGCAAACGATATTATAGGGATAGTTGTTACGGATAATTCGGACAATGTTCAAATTAATGCAACTCCAAATTTAGTTTCAATAAATGTTTCTAATACAAGTGGGAATATCATTGGATCAAATTATTATTTATCAAGTTCTTATGGAGCATTACCAGTTGTAGGTGATACAACAACTTTATATGTAACTAATGATACAAGTTTAATGTATCGTTGGAATGGATCATCTTATACACAAGTTAATTCAGTTACATCTTGGGGAACTATTGCAGGTACATTATCAAGTCAAACAGATTTACAATCTGCTTTAAATGCAAAAGCACCATTAGCATCACCTACTTTCACAGGAACGGTTAGTGGAATAACCAAATCAATGGTTGGTTTATCAAATGTAGATAATACAAGTGATATAAATAAACCTGTTTCTTCTGCTACACAAACTGCATTAGACTTTAAGGCAAATATTGCATCACCTACTTTTACAGGAACGGTTAGTGGAATTACTAAGGCAATGGTAGGATTGGGTAATGTTGATAACACAACAGATGCTAATAAGCCAATTAGTTCAGCAACTCAAACTGCATTAGATACTAAAGCACCTTTGGCTTCACCTACTTTTACCGGTACGGTTTCTGGTATTACTAAATCAATGGTTGGTCTTGGAAACGTTGATAATACTACGGATCTATTAAAGCCAATTAGTACTGCGACACAAAGTGCTTTAAACTTAAAATATGATGCTTCTAATCCAAGTGGTTATACAAATAATACAGGAACTGTAACAAGTGTTGTAGGTACAGGTACGGTTAGTGGTTTAAGTTTAAGTGGATCTGTTACAACAAGTGGAAATCTTACATTAGGAGGTACATTATCATTAACAAGTGGTAATGTAACAACTGCTTTAGGCTATACACCATATAATGCAACTAATCCAAGTGGTTATATTACTGGAATTACAAGTGGACAAATTACATCTGCTTTAGGTTACACACCAGAAAATAGTGCAAATAAAGGTAATGCAAATGGATATGCAAGTCTTGATGGAGGTGGTTTAATACCTGCAAGTCAATTACCATCTTATGTTGATGATGTCTTAGAATATACAAATCTTGCGAGTTTTCCTGTAAGTGGAACAACAGGTAAAATTTATGTTGCATTAGATACCAATAAGATTTATCGTTGGTCTGGAACTACTTATATTGAAGTTTCTCCTTCAGTTGGAACTATATGGGGTGGCATCACAGGAACGTTAGCTAATCAAACTGATTTACAAAATGCTTTAAATG